TGATTCACAAGTGCTATCTAGCGAAAAAAAATAAGACTGATTTTGAAATTGCCGGAACTGGCAGACCACTAAGACAATTTATTTATTCACTAGATTTAGCGAACATTATTGTCAAACTAAGCAAAATAGATTTTTCTGATCCTGTTATAATAGCAAATTCGATAGAACATAGTATTGCAGATATTGCTGAATTAATTGCAAATAAACTCAATTATTCATCTCGTTTAGTATATGACATATCAAAACCAGATGGACAATATAAAAAAACAGCAGACAATACTAGATTAAAAAAAATTATTGGAGATTATACATTCACTTCTATAGATATAGGAATTTCTGATACTATTGACTGGTTTGTTGAAAATTACGACCAAGCAAAAAAATAATTCAAGACAGGGCTTGACAAGTGACGATGTATAGGTTATACTTGGATAAGTCAAATTCAACACAGGAGCAAAACAAAAATGCCCAAAGGCAAAAAGACTTGTGATAAGTGTGGAACTCTAACAGGCCCAAGAGCATACATTTGTCCACAGTGCAACTCCCCGTTCGTATTTGCTATCAAAAGCAAAGAAAAGAAAAACACTAGGGTTATTAGGGATTTTAATTGGAAGGAATTGCAACCGGGAGAAATTATCAAAGTAACAGGTGGCCCGTACTATGTAAAATCTGGTGAATTTATCCCTATGGGATATAGAGGAAAATTTAAGGTTGTTAATGTAGACAAAAATGGCATTGTTGCATATGGAGAAAGGGGTGGATATTGTCATATTTATATGGGTGGTGATTTTCAAAATCCTATTACTGGAGTTTGGAAAACTAAACACAGATTGCTTAAACTAAAAAGAAAAGAACAACCAAACCCAAACGCTTGACAAAACACAAGCATCGAATATCATAGTTAGGAACCAACCAAGTATAAGAGAAAGATATGTGTGGTGATCTTTTTCTTTAAATATTCTTATCACACATTTTTTAGGAGAATGTAGATGTCTAATACTACTAAGCAGTCTAAGGTTATCAACTATCTTACAAAGGGTAAGACTCTAAGCCAAGATAGTGCATATTCTTTGTTTGGCGTCGGTAATCTTCGTGCAACAGTAAGTGATATTAAGCCTATCGTTGCTAAGAGGGGTATGGTTGTTCACCGTACTACTGGTAGGAATGGTGAAACACGATATGGTCTAGTTACTAATAAGACATCGAGAACTTGTACTCGATGAAAATAATGGTCTTAGAGAAATCTAAGGCCAAACGCCAGCGTAACTCAGTGGTAGAGTAGTTGTTTTGTAAACAACCTGTCGGGGGTTCGATTCCCTCTGCTGGCTCTCCGGGGTAGTGTAACGGTAGCACCAGTGACTTTGGATCACTTTGTCTGGGTTCGAATCCTAGCCCCGGAATAAGTTTATTAAAGGAAAAAATCTTTGAAAATTCGAACCTTGGTGTATTATATGGTATAACAATCCAGATATACCTTTTGTGGGATAGCATAACAGTAATGCGGCACTCTGTTAAAGTGTAAGATACTGGGGCAGAACCAGTTCCCACAGCTTTTAGAAATATTAGTTATGGAAAATAAAGAGAGATATATAACGAAAAATTGTAAACATCATGGTGAAGCCAAATTTATTCTAGAAAATAGAGGATATTATCGCTGCACTAAATGCAGGATGGATGCTGTAAGCCGAAAAAGAAAAACACTTAAAAAAGATTTAGTAGAATATAAAGGTGGTAAATGTGAAAAATGCGGATACAATAAATGTGTGGCTGCAATGGACTTTCACCACAAAGATCCCAAAGAAAAAGACTTTGGATTATCTAGTAATGGCAATACACAAAGTTGGAAAAAATTAACAGAAGAAGCCGACAAATGTTTACTTCTATGTGCTAATTGTCATAGAGAACTACATGAAGAATTAAATGGATATAAAGACATAAGAACAGATATTAGAAAACAAACATATAAAAAAGTAGAAAAAGAATCGGCTCCTTCAAGAAAAGAACACACAAAAGAATACAACAAATGCAAAACCTGTAATTCAGATACTTATAATAAGTATTATTGTTCAGATAAATGCTCTAAATTAGCAAAAAGAAAAGTTGATAGACCAGATAAAGAAAAACTTATTGAGCTTTTAAAAATTAATAATTGGACACAAACTGCTAAAATATTTGGAGTAAGTGATAATGCAGTAAGGAAATGGGCTAAACAATACAGTATAGATACCAATAGAAAAAATCTGTAGGAACCTTGGCAGAGTGGTCTAATGCAGCGGTTTACTAAACCGCCGAAGAGAAATCTTCCGGGAGTTCGAATCTCTCAGGTTCCGCTAAAGAAAAGGGTTGACAACAGACGATACATAGTATACAATAAGACATACGCTCCTGTGCCAGTGGTTCCTGGCAATCACTCTTATAAGGTGGTCCGAAAGGGGACTTGGTTCGATTCCAAGCAGGAGTATTTAGGATGATTCGGAGGCTGACGTTTGAGTTATACCAGTTTAGCGTTGTTCTGGTATATAAAAACACGCTTCATGCCCCTATAACTCAATTGGTTAGAGTAGCGGTCTTTTAAACCGTAAGTTGTAGGTTCGAGTCCTACTGGGGGCATTTGATAGTTGTTGTTCGCGTTGTACTTTAAGGAGAAATAGCATGATTCAAGATTATGAATGGGAGTTTTATGGTGATGATGATGATGATGATTTTGTTGAAGAAAATTATCTTAATGACGAACAAGAAACTAACACCATTGACAATCTAACGTGGAAATACTATTATAACAGTAGTTCATATTCTGACATCGAATAAACAAATGAAATCTACTCTTATTAATAGACGCACCCAAGATGGCAACTGGCTACAAGGGTGTGAACACACTACTTTTTTATTAAATCCAAAACTCAGAAATGAAATTATTGCACAATGTAGCAATAGCCTCAAACAATATTCTTCACTTTTTGATACTGTAGCGTGTTGTGGAACTAGCGGATTATTAGTAGTTCCTCAAATCACAGAAATACTTAATAAAAATATACTAATTGTTCGTAAAAAAAATGAACAAAGATATTCTCCTTTTTTATATGAGGGTGTTGTTCCTAAGAATTATATTATAATTGATGATTTGATTTGTAGTGGAAAAACAATTAAACATATTCTAAGAACAATCAAAGAAGATGTTCCCGCTGCTAAGTGTTTTGGAGTTTACTGTTTCATGAAAGATAAGTGTGCATATGCTAATAACAATTCATGTAACAAGGATCTAGGCATAGAATACTTATGAAAATTAATAATGATCCAAAATTAGATTTTGATGATGTTCTGCTTGTGCCTCAAAGATCAAGAACAGCATCCAGAAAAGAAGTAGAATTAAATAGGAATTTTTCCTTTTATCACTCAAATAGAATTTGGAACGGTATCCCTATTTTTGCAGCAAATATGGATACTACTGGCACAGTATCTATGTCTCACGCTTTAATCAAGTACAATATGCCAACCTGTTTACATAAACATTATACAAAACAGCAATATCCAAGCATTATCGGAAATCAAAACTATCAATGGTTTAGTATTGGAATTAAAGAAAATGATTATGATAAGTTAAGATTTTTTATAGACGAAACCAATCTATTACCAAATATTTGTATTGATGTCGCTAATGGATATACTGATGACTTTGTAAATTTTTGTAGTAAGATTAGATCAGAATTGGGCAATGATCCAATTATTATGGCTGGTAATGTTTGTACTCCAGAAATGGTTCAAGAAATTATTCTACACGGTGGAGTGGATATTGTTAAGATTGGTATTGGCCCCGGTAGTGCTTGTACAACAAGATTAAAAACTGGAGTAGGATTTCCACAACTATCTGCGATTATCGAATGTTCTCATGCTGCTCATGGATTAAGAGCAGGTAAAAGTAGATTGGGATTGATTTGTGCTGATGGTGGGTGTAGAAATCCATCTGATGTTTGTAAAGCCTTTGCTGCTGGTGCAGATTTTGTTATGCTTGGTGGTATGTTAGCGGGAACAGAAGAATGTGAAGGAGAATGGGAATATGAATATTTCTGTGGAGTTGGAACTAGACAAGAATTTTGGCAACCATTTGATCCAGGCAACAATGCCAGAAAAAGAAAAAGGTCTTTGAAGTTTTATGGTATGAGTTCACACAACGCACAAGAAAAATATGGAGGAATACAAAATTATAGGGCTAGTGAAGGCAGAGTAAAAACCGTATCATATAAGGGCCATGTTGACAGTATAGTAGAAGACATTTTAGGTGGATTAAGAAGCTCTTGTGCATATATAGGATCAACAACCCTTAAAGACATGAATAAATGTGCAGAATTTAATGTGGTAAATCGCACACATTTTGACCAGAGCGTATAATGCTCAAAATACATCCAATAACATTAATAGTGTTTGGTTTATTTTTGATATTGCTAGGATTTAATTTTTTATATATTAGACAAATAGAAGAACTTAAAGAAAAAAAACGAACAATTATTATAAAACCGGGTATTAGATTATATGAACCATCAGATAAAAAATATGTAACATAAAGGGCCGGTAATAGAATCGATTGGATAATAATTAATATGATTAGCAAGTAGTGGTTGGTAGACAGGCCACTATAAAAGTCTACCAAATGCTGTAACTGGCAATACTCAGTTAGCCCTCGCTGCTTAATTTAAGTGGTGACGATCTTCGGAAGCGATGAAGGTAGCGTCCAAAAGATCGTTGTAAAATCCTTTCGCTCCTATCATTTGTGACGGGTGGTAGGCTAAGATTTGTCACTAGGATTGGTGAATGTTGTTTGTTCTTTAACCAAACCCAAACTTTTATGAACAAAATAAACTTGTAGAAGTCTTATTATAGTTATCACAAGACATGGGTGCGAATCCCATCCGGTCCACTTAAATTTTGCCGAAAAGGTGTATCTAATCTTATTAGAAAGGTTGGGTACACTTTATGGTTATAAAAAAATCTATTGAGCATCTTAAAGAAAATAATATGGGATATTTTGAGCATTTACAGTTTGCTGCTAGTCATGGCATTAGGTGCATTAAAGCAGGGTTTCTTTTAATGTTTCACTCAATTATTCCTGCACTATTCCCTAAAACTGGTTCTGTGCTGGTTAATGAATTGAATAAAAGTTTCACCGAACACAATGACTATCTTAATTTAAAAGCAAGGGTTGAGGCGTTTAATAAAATAGTCTACGTCAGCGAAACAAATAAAGACTTGACACGCGACTGTCGATAAGATATACTATGGCATGAAGCCAACAAGAGCGTTTGTTGAACGATTGGTAAGGATTCAAATATCAAGGATATTTTTTATGTCTGCTAATTTCGATTATGTTTGGGGAATGGTTCGTGATCTTAGGGCTACAAGTAGCACTATTGATAAGCAGGGGATTATTGAAGATTATTGCAACCATGATTCTGAAGCAGCAGAATTTACCAAGAATATTCTTCTATATACATACCATCCAATGTGGCAATACAATGTCACCAGCGATAATCTAAAGAAGAAATCGCATCTTAGAGGCAAAGACTTCGGAGATATTCTCTTTCTGTTGAACGCACTAAAAGACCGTCAGGTTACTGGTCACGATGCTATTGGTGCGGTCAATACGTTTGTTGAAAAATTTCCAGACTACGAAGAACTTATTCATTGTATTATAGATAAAGACCTAAAGACACGGGCTGGTGACAAGATTATCAACAAGGCTATTCCAGATCATATTCCAGAATTTAGTGTTGCTCTGGCAGATAAGTATGATCCAAATATTGTAGATTGGGAGGATGGATGGTATGTTAGTCGCAAACTTGATGGAGTGCGTTGTATTGCTATAGTTGATGCTAATGGAAATCCCACATTTTATTCTCGTACTGGTAATGAGTTTACCACACTAGATGTTGTGGCCGATGGTATTAGAAACCTTGGATTAACCAACATTGTTTTTGATGGAGAACTTTGTTTAATTGACGAAGATGGTAAAGAAGATTTTCAAGGAACAATGAAACAACTCCGCAAGAAGGATCATACAATTCCTAATCCATCATATAAGATATTTGATTGTCTTAGATTGTCAGAATTTCATACCAAAACGGGAACAGCAAAGTTTTCATCAAGATATCATATGCTTAAGGCTTTGCTGCACGATAATAGTTGTCCATGTTTGAGTATTTTGGCTCAAGAAAATATTAAAGATGATGATCATTTCCAAGAGTGGATCACCAAAAGCAACAAGGT